CTCTGCGACGACAAGAGGAAGGTGTTCTTCGTTGCGGGCGAGACGGACGGGAACGAGCGGGAGGACATCCGCAACATCGTGGAAAACGAGACGAACGCCATCATCGTGGCATCATACGGAACCTTCTCCACGGGCATCAACATCCGTAGCCTGAAGAACATCATCTTCGCCTCCCCGTCCAAGAGCCGCATCCGCATCCTACAGAGCATCGGTCGCCAGTTGAGGAAGGCGGAGGGGAAGCAGGTGGCCAACCTGTACGATGTGGCTGATGACCTTCACCATGAAACCACGCTGAACTACACCCTCCGTCACTTCCTGAAGAGGACAAAAATCTACGAGAGCGAGCAGTTCAACTACAAGTTGATCAAGATGCCAATTGACATGCGTATCAGGAGATCATCTTGATCCAGTACTATCCCATCAAGTTGCTCAAGATGGTGACGGGGGAGCAGGTCATCTCCGGTATCGCGGAAAGCGGCGAGTCCAACTACATCCTTGAGCGTCCGATGTCGGTGGTATCCATTCCGGTGCGAAAGAGGCACCCCAACGGCAAGGAAGGCGTGCAAGAAGGTTTCACCCTTGTCCTCAAAGATTGGATTGACTTCACTATGGATGACTACATCATGGTTCCCAAGCAGTCCGTGGTCTGCATCACAACTCCGATCAAGGAACTGGTGGGTGACTACCAGATGGCCAAGATCAACTCCGACATGGAAGGCGAACTTGAAGATGCACCCGATGTCCTTGAGGAGGACTACAAGGAAGACGAGGAGGGTGATGAGGATGAGGAGGACAACCCAGAATTTCCGGGATGGGGAGGAGATCCGCGACTTGGCCCTTGACAAGCCGCGTACTAGGTACTACAATGTAACACTAGGTATCTTAAGTAACTCTTTAGAGTATACTCTAGAGAACTTACTAGAGAGTATCTAGAGTACCTACTGAAGAGTATCTTAGTAAGTACCCTATAGTACTCAGTACCCCTTTGTTCCCAAAGGTATCTAGTAGGCAAAACGACGGCGGAGAGAAAAATCTCGCCAGATTTCGCAAATCTTAACACAGGAGGGCTGATGCCCAAACAGAACCACTACATTGACAACAAGAAGTTCCTTGCCGAGTTGGTGGCACACAAGAAACTGGTCAAGAAGGCATTGAAGGAAGCCAAGCCCAAGCCGGGGGTGTCAAACTACATCGGGCAGTGCTTCATGGACATCGCCAACAACCTCGCCAAGAAGCCCAACTTCACCAACTACACCTACAAGGAGGAGATGGTCTCGGATGCAATAGAGAATTGTATCATGTATGCGACCAACTTTGACCCCAAGAAATCCACGAACCCATTTGCGTTCTTCACGCAGATCATCTACTATGCTTTCCTTCGTCGCATCCAGAAGGAGAAGAAGCAACTCTTCATCAAGATGCGAGCCTTTGAGCAGAACGACCCGACAGGGAAGTTCCGCAACTGGATGAACGAGGAACACAAGAAGTACGAAGATTCTACGGAGAGTCCATTTTACGAGTTCGTGGCAGGCGACTTCATGGCCGACTCCAAGACGGAGAATAAGCCCAAACCCAAAGCCAAGAAACGCGGTCGCAAGAAGACCAAGCCTCTAGACGAACTGATGGACTGAACACCATGAATGACAGAGCGACAATCATCAACGGAAACTGCGTGGACGAGATGAAGAAGATGGCGGAAGCGAGCGTGGATGCCATCGTCACCGACCCTCCCTATGGACTAGAGTTCATGGGGAAGGAGTGGGATGCGCCTTGGAAGCAGACGAGTGGCGGATTTTCGGAACCGGGCATCGGAGACCGAAAGACCAAATGGCCATCGTTCAAAGGTTCCAACAGGGTCAGGTGCGGTTCTTGTGGGATGCTCGTAGGACAAGGCGGTTCCAAGTGTAAATGCGAAAATCCCCGTCCTGTCAGTCAGGATGCAGAGAGGATGCGAGCATTTCAGGATTGGGCACATGAGTGGGCGGTGGAAGCCTTGCGTGTCGCCAAGCCCGGTGCCCACATTCTTGTTTTCGGAGGCACCCGAACATACCATCGGATGACCTGTGCACTTGAGGACGCAGGATGGGAGATCCGTGACTGCGTGATGTGGGTCTATGGCAGCGGGTTCCCGAAGTCACTGGATGTGAGCAAGGCGATAGACAAGACCGCGGGGGCGGAGCGTGAGATAATCGGACCTCCTCCTTACAAGAGAGGAAAGCCGACTCAACAATATAGCAAAACAAGAAAGGTGAGTTATGATTGCGACCCACAACCAATCACCGCTCCCGCCACCGACGCTGCCCGCCAATGGAGTGGTTGGGGCACGGCACTCAAGCCAGCATGGGAACCAATCATCGTCGCACGAAAGCCGCTCGTCGGCACGGTGGCGGAGAATGTCCTCAAGCACGGCACGGGTGCGATGAACATTGACGGATGCCGCGTCGGCACTGAGCAAGTCACCATCAACACCTTTGATGACGGGATGAAGCCTTTCGGAAACGGGGCTGGGCATGCCTACTCATCCAAGACCGTGACCGGAAGATTTCCGGCAAACCTTATTCATGATGGAAGTGAAGAAGTGATGAGGCTTTTTCCGGATACCGGTAAGAGCACAGGAGGAAGGACAATCAAGAGAAAAGGTGGAGGTAATGTAGGCAGCGGAAAAGCATCCGAAGCCGCATGGTCAAATGATGATCCTGGTTTTGGAGACAGTGGTTCGGCTGGAAGATTTTTTTATACGGCAAAGGCAAACAAGTCCGACCGCGGCAAGGATAACATCCACCCGACTGTCAAGCCGACCGACCTCATGAGATACCTGTGCCGTCTCGTCACCCCACCCAACGGAATCGTCCTTGACCCGTTCATGGGTTCGGGTAGTACCGGCAAGGCGGCTCTGCTTGAGGGTTTCCGTTTTGTGGGCATTGAGTTGAGCGAGGAATATGCGAACATCGCAAGGAAGCGGCTGGACGAGATTGAAACCCCGTCAAGCCTGATGGAGATAATGGAATGACCAAGATTGCTGTAATCTCTGACACGCACTTCGGGGCACGCAACGACAGCCCCATCTTCCTTGAGCATTTCATCCGCTTCTGGGACGAGGTGTTCTTTCCCTCGCTCAAGGAGAGGGGTGTCAACCACATCGTCCACATGGGGGACTTCATGGACAGGAGGAAGTTCGTCAACTTCCACACCCTCAACGCCACACGGAAGTTCTTCGTGGACCGGCTGAAGAAGGACGGCATCACGATGGACCTGATCATCGGCAACCACGATGCCTACTACCGCAACACCATCTCCCTCAACTCCCCCACGGAACTCTTCGGCACCGACTCAAACATCAAAGTCCATGACAAGCCCAGCGTCGTCTCTCTGGACGGGTTGCTCGTCGGGTTCGTCCCGTGGATCGCCAAGAACAACCATCAGGAGTGCATGGACTTCATCGCCGACAGGAAAACGGATATCCTGTTCGGTCACTTTGAGGTGAACGGGTGTGAGGCGGTGTGTGGAGTCCAGCATCAGGAAGGGATGTCCCCCAGCACTCTTGAGAAGTACGATGCGGTCTACAGCGGACACTTCCACTTCCGGCACAGCCGCGGCAACATCCACTACTTGGGAACCCAGTACCAGATGACCTTCTCCGACTTGGGTCAGACCAAGGGGTTCCACTACTTTGACACCGAGGACCGGAGCATGGAGTTCGTCCCGAACCCCAAGCACATGTTCACGATGCTGGAGTACGATGACACGGCAAGGGATTACAACATGTTCAGCACGGCGGACTACAAGGAGACCTTCGTCCGCCTGATGGTCAAGGCGAAGTCCAAGCCGTTCGTCTACGAGAACCTGATTGACCGGCTGAACGCCACTCCCGTCCACGGTTTGACCATCATTGAGTTGAACGACAAGCAGGAACAGTCGGACCCCACCGTGGTGGACATGAGCAAGGACACCCTCACCCTCATCTGCGACGAGATTGACCGGATGGAGAATGTAGATGACCCGACACGGCTGAAGACCCTAGTCAGGGAAATCTATGCCGAGTCCATGCAGGGCTAAATACCTGCATGAAGCAGTTTGACCTGTTGCGTCAGGAGATCAGAGAGTGGCAGATGTCGGCATCGGCATCCGGTGCCCCGTTCGTTGAACCCGTGATGTCCCTGCGTACGGGCAAGGCAGACAAGGCCAAGAGACCTTCCATCCGGCAGTTGAAGAAGCGACAGCCGACCGCTGCCAGCATCCAGAACCCGAAGATCACGATGAACTACAGCCAAGGCGGCATCACTTAAGTTGCCTTGCTGAAGTTCCCCTTCTTCACGAACTGGATCGTCCGCTCAAACTTGTCTTGTAGCAGTTCCTTCGGCTTGTGGCTGATGACCACGATGTTCGTATCGTCGCCCATGTGGGACACGATGTCAAGGAACGCCTCCACTGACCCGTCATCAAGGCTCCCGTCAAGAACCTCGTCAAGGATGAGCAGGTTGGTCCGGATGGAGTTCTTCATGGATGCGATGGCACGCCATGCGAACAGGAGGGACAGGTCAATCCGCTTCTTCTCGCCCTCACTGAACGAGGCATAGGTGAATACATCCCGATGTCGCGACTTGATGGTCTCGTTGAACTCCTCGTCAAGGTGGAAGTTCACGAAGAAGTTCATGCGGGTGAGGTATCGGTTGATGGTCTCGTTGATGACGGGGATGTAGTTCTTGACGATGCGGCTCTTGATGCCCGAGTCCCGCAGGATGGTCTGGGCGAGGTACAGGTAGTGCTGTTCCTCAAGCAATTCCTTCTTGTTCTCAAGGCACTCGTTTTCGCCGGACATGGCTTCCGTCAAGTCATTTTGGAAGTCCTTCGGTTCCTCAACCTTCTTGGAGAGGATCTTCTTGATATGATCCTCGGTGTTCTCAATCTCGTTCCGCTTTTTGTGGATGTTCGTGGTGGCATCGCGGATGTCGGAGAGAACCTTCTTGATTTCCGTCATGCGGGAGGTGTTCCGGTCAATGTGACCCGCCATTTCTTCAATGGCCTCCTCTATTTCCTTGATCTTCCCCTCTGCCTTGTCGGAGGCACGCTTCTTGAAGTCCCCGTCAATCTGCTGGCAGCAGGTGGGGCAGGTGTCGTTCTTCTCATAAAAAGCAATTTCCTTACGCAATCCGGCGGCTCTTTTGGTTATTTGACCCCTGAGAACCTCGTAGCGGCTGATGTCCCCCTCCACGCTTTCTTGGTCAATGATGGAAGCCGTCAGAGCCTCCACAATCGCTTCGGACGAACGGATAGCCTCCTGAGCCTCCCCGATGCGAACTCTCGCTTGGGCGACCTGCTCCGCCTCCCAGACACTATCCTGCTCGCTCCGCTTCTTGGCATCCTCCACCATCCGGCGGAGAAGAGTAACCCGCTCGCGGGCGACCGCAAGGGCTGAGTCGGCTTGGTTGAGTTCCTCGCGGTTCTGGCTGAAGCGTTCCTTGAGGTGGACATTCATGACCGAGAACACCCCGATGTCAAGGATGGCTTCCACGACCGACCGGCGGTCTGCCGCCGATAGTTTCATGAATGGGACATAGTTCGCCGAGCCGAGGATGACCACCTGACAGAATGACTTGTAGTTCATCCCGAGGATCTGGTCCTCAAGGAACTTCTGGTAGTCCTTCGCCTTGGCATCTTGGTCAATCAACTTGCCGTCTTCCCAAATCTCAAATACCTTGGGTGACTGCCCGCGGATGACCTTGTAGATGGAGTCGCCCTTCGTGAACTCAATCTCCGCCACGCAGTCCTTCTCGTTCACCGAGTTGACCAGTTGCGGCAGGTTGATGTTCCGGTAGGGCTTGTTGAACAGGACAAAGGTAAGAGCGTCCAATAAGGTGCTCTTACCTGCCCCGTTCTCACCCAGCATGAGGGTGGTCTTGGTCTTGTTGAGTTGGACCTCCGTGAACAGGTTGCCCGTGCTGAGGAGGTTCTTCCAGCGAATGGTCTTGAAGGTGATCATCGTGTAAACAGGTCAGTATACCGCCAAGATGGCTGAAGTCAAGTCAGTTGTTCCAAGGCAACTTGGTTGAGACCCATTTCCAGAGCGGCACGCCAATGACGGCACCGGCAATGAACATGAGGGCACTCCACCAGATGGTTCCGAGAATGTGTTCCATTGATGTTCTCCTTTCACAGGGTATTTAGGTCTCGCGTGCGCGTACGCGGGCGGGCGTGCGTGTGCGTGCGATCAGAACACCCTGTCAAGGATTTCCCTGATGTTGTCGGGGATCTTCTTGTGGCTCTTGTGACGGAACGAGGAGGGCATGTTGCGGATGATGCGTGAAGAGAAGGGGTCTCCCTTTGCCTCTCCCCAGTGCTTGCCATGCTCTTCCATGAGATGGTGCATGTAGATATAGCAGTTGGCTTCCTGCGTGTAACGCTCAATGTCCACATTCAGCCCGTTGTCCTTGATGACCTGCACCGCGATCATCTCGCACTCACGCTCCATCTCACGGACGGCATTGAAAGCACGCTTGACCATGAACGGCTTCTTTTTCTTGCCGTGAAGCCATTCCTCGCAGATGGTGGTGTAGTAGTTCTTTGGACCGAAGCACTTGACATATGCCTCGCTGCCGACCATCCACTGGATGAAGTGGCTGTATTCATGGGCAAGCACCTCAATCCAGTTGGGGTTGCCTTTCGCGACCATGATCTTCTTCTCGTCAAAGTAGCCGAGGCACTTCACGCGATCCGCCATGACGAACCGCTTCGGCGAAAAGGACAGCACCATGCCATAGTCGGCAAGGTTTGTCTTGACCTTCTCTACGAACTCCTCATTGACTGAGGGCAATCAGAACCTCGCTATCGTCGCTCCGTTGTGGTTTACTACGACTTCGTTGTTGTCAAACAATTCCTTGACGCTCGCGTTGCCGGAAAGGGAGGACATGCCTGATGCGATGCTCACGATGTTGGCAAGTGCCTTCGGTCCCTTGCGACAGCCGCATGTGTTTGGGTTCGTGTAAGCACTCATCGCGACATAGAACTGCCCGAGTTGCCCGTGTTCTTGTGGGTTCGCACCGCCACGGGCAGAAAGGTGATTGTGAAGTGCGTCTAGCGAGTCAAATGTCATCTGCGTCTCCTTCCCTGAGCATCTGGAGTTTCTTCTCCATGGTCGTGAACAGCGAGTAGCCCAACTGACCGCCGAGGTAGATGGCGGGGACTTCCAGTATACCACAAATCGGGATGGTTGCAAGTGCCAACCAGACCCCCGTACAATATCGGCAGGTCATTAGGTTGAGCATGAACGAAGGATGGTAAATCTGGAGGTAGGTGGTGTAGGATAACTGCCTGTCCATCAATGGCCTGTTCCTGTATGCGTTTGCGAGAGTCAATCGGTTAAGAAACGGCAACCATTTCGTGAACATGGTCGCATACTCGTACACGGCATCCGTGTCGTAGAGTATGAACAGGACGAACATCACCCACAAGGCAGACCATAGCACATCCATGATGAAAACCTCCGACCCTATTTAGACCATCAGCGGGAAGCCGACGATGTAAGGTCAACGATTTCACATTTGTCCCCGGAACACGAATAAGTTTGAGTTCCGATGGTGTTATCTTCCTTCTCGTAGTTGGAGAGGGTAGACCAGTCAGTGATCTTCGGCATCTTCTCAAGCAGAGCCTCGTACTCCGCCTTGGTGCAGTCCTGATACGGGGCTTGACGATAGGAGTGATCCGAGTAGGGGAGGAACGAGATGCCCGACACCTCGTCAAAGTGCTTGTAGACCCATGCACCGACCTCCATCCATTCGTTCTCCTTTACGGTCACGGTGACCGACGGCTTGTGCTCGCACCAGTGACGCTGGTAGGTGAGCCAAAGGTCCAACTGGTCAATCGCCGACATGTCCTTGCGGAACACCGAGTTCTCCGGTGACTTCATCGGGAACGAGAAGACGGTCGTATGCTCCGGCTTCATCACATCCGGCTCGTTAGGGAACCCCATCTCCTTCATCATGACGCACAGAGGATCCTTGTTGTCGGCACGCACCGTGCGGATGTAGTAGGGAGCATGGCGAGCATGGATGCCCGATGCCGCATCAACCAGTTGCGACACCGTGCCGGACGGCTTGACGCAGGTGATGGAAGCCGAGGGGCTGATGCCGATCTCGTCAGCCCACTTCGCATTGGTCTCAATCGCCACCTTGCGTAGGCTCTCCAGCATCTCCTCAAGGTTCAGAGAACGGGTGGTGGAACCGTGGAAGTGCATCATCTCGTTGTCAAGGATGCCGGTCAGGGACACTCCCAGCAATGCCTCCTCCTTGCAGTTCTTGGTCCACTCCGAGGAGATGTACTGGAAGTTGGTCAGGGTCGCCTGCATGGTCCCGAGGATGCTTGCGAGACGCACCTTGCGGGCGAGGGTCTCCGGCGTGTCATCCGCTCGCACGACCACTTCGGTCAGGTTGCAGAACTCGCGATCACGCAGGATGATCTCCGAGCAGGGATTGGTCCCGAACTCATGGTTGGGGTCACGGCGGTCCCCGAGACGGGCAACGGTCTTCTTGGTGGCATCACGGTTGAAGATGCCACGCTCGCCGCTCTTGCTCTTGTAGAGCGACAGCCACTCCTCCATGAAGATGCCGATGTCCGGCTTCTCCTTGTATGCGACCGAGTTGTTGGCGAGGGCACGCTGCGGGTTCGCCTCCCACCATGCACCGCTCTTGGCATCACGCATGCGCTCGTCCGTGAGGTTGGACAGCGAGATGAGAGCCGAGCGACGGACACCGCCGACCACGACGATCTCCGCCACCTTGCACACGATGTCATGGCACTCAATGGAAGTCAACTTGCGACCGGCTGCATGGCGGAATGTCTCCACCGCGAAGCGGAAGAGTTCGTCCAGCGGACGGGGACCGCTGGCACGACCACCGAATGTCTTCAGGCGTGCGCCCGCGGGACGCACGCGCGAGAGATCCCACTTGGGGACTTGACCCACGATGAGCAGGCTGATCAGTTCGCGGAACGCCTTCGCCCATCCCATCTTGGAGTCCACCACGGCGATAGTGGTGTCCGTGTCCGAGAACTCCTCTGCGATGGTGGGCAACTTGTCCACGAACTGACGCTCAACCGAGAAGCCCACGCCCGTCCCGCACATGAGGATGTAGAGGATCTCGTCAAAGGCACGCACGCGGTTGACGGCGACATATGAGCAGTTGTAGCCCGCGATGTTGTCTCGCTTGAGGGCTTCCCCTGCGGTCATGAGGGCACGCATGGACGGCAGCACCTCAAGGTTCAGGATGGCGTTGCGGAGTTCCTCGCGGGTCTCCTTGGGCAACTTGAACTTGTGGTTGTCCTTGAGATGCTCATCGAAGAAGTTGAAGTAGCGATCCACCGTCTCCTGCCATGTCTCACGGCGACCTTTCTCGGGCAACCACCTGCTGTAGCGGCTCAGGTGGATGAACTGCTGGTAGGGAGTCGGCAGGGCGATGTTCGCTTCGTTCATGAATCAATCTCCATAGTTCGTTCTTGGTTTTGAGGGCGAGGGTATTTAGCCCCCTACTGTGATGCAGGTGGAGAAGTGTAGCCGAGATTTGCCGATGTTGCAAGAGTGACTCTGTGAGTGAATGTCAGCCATCAGTAAGTCAGTAACATTAAATCGTAGCCGGTGGCCCATAAGTACAGACATCGAAATACTCCACATCTGACTGGCAATTTAGGGGTCCGGCACAAATGTCCCAGAACGGAGGATATGTTTGATATACCTCCAGTGGTTTGATTGTGGTTGAATTTCCTCTTCTGACGACAAGAGAGCGATAGGACTGGTGCCATACTGGATAATTGTCCCCTGGTCCAAACTGTATATCGGTTGCATCGTCTATGTTATACAGAGGCGATTCTGGACATATCGCGTTAATACCGCCCTCATAACATTCGCCTCCCCATCCTTGAATTGTTCCATCATGAAGAAGAGCAAATGCAACACAATCACCAATGACCACCTTTTTCACATTCTTTAACTTGGCTGGGGGATTGCATATTCCGGTAAACACATATTTCTTTCCAAAGTTAGCCGGACCATAATAATAGAAGGGATCAAAAAACCCATTCAATCCCCACATCTTCACTTTGTATTGGGGAATCCCCTCCTGATTCGGGGAATTTGTGATTACCGCCATTGCTCCATTTCCAGCAAAAACCGCCGTGCATCCACCTTCCGCGGCTAGTTCTGCATCCGATGGTCTTCTTATGATGTAATTTGTGGGGGGATCCACGCCCACCCCAGATCCATCATAACCAAATGCAACTCTCCATGGCAATAGGGGTGGGATTTCGGATGGCCATGTGGAATTTACGCACCCAGACCAATTTCTTCCCCATGTGTAGAGGGAACCATCTTCTGTGATCGCGGCACTATAGCCATAAAGTCTTCTTTCGAAGGAAGATGTTGCTGCACTAAACGGACCATCAAAGACAAGTCCCATGGCCCCACCGGCAGCGATACTTATTGCTTTCTTGTCGCTTGGCAGCGAAGGGTTTTTCGATAATGGAGATGGTATGTCCAACCAAGTCTGTTGTTCAGGCCAAACATCAGATGCAGTCCAACCGGAATACCCAAAAGTTTCTATGCCACCATTTCCCTTTAGAACTATTCCATGAACAGGACTCGCTGAAATGCTGTCAGCAGTCACGCTCGGAGGGAAGAGTTTGTAAATCTTGCTTGTCCCTGCCGCCGGATAGTATCCGGCAGTGTATCCAGGAACAACATAGGGTCCATGTGTTCTTCCGACCGTCACATTATTGCCGAATACCTGAGGCTTAGTATTTTCCAAATCCGTATTGATTATGGCATGATACTTTCTTCCTACCATCCTCACACCGTTACAATTACCGTAGCAGCCTGGTTGGGATCCTTCGCCTTCGCTAAGATCCCAACCATCAAGAACTGTTGTTCTGTATAGACCATCGTTGGCAATTTTCTTACTAAAAAACGAAGTGAAATCATCGCGAGAAGGTCTATACCCATAAGAATTCCTTACTTCGGGATATTTTGACCCGTCGTAAATAGGATTCGGGGTAAGAACGGGATATTCAAATGGTCTAACTGGACCCGATGCGGTCGGACCTTGGGTTGAACCAGTAGGACAAATAGCATACCATGAATTTGTGAATCGAAACTCAAAGCCAGAATTCACACTAATATACACATTATTATACACATTATTATAATAACCCACGATTGGATCCGGAATCAAAGTAAAGTATTCCGTAGTATAATCACAGCATCCTTCTGTGCAGGCATAGATTGACGGGTCTCCACCACAGTTAACCGCCGTCCCGCCGGTGTAACCCTGCCATAGAACATCGCTAATGTTTGGGCAGTCCTTAGCATTAAATCGAGTGAGACAATCCTCACAATGGAAAACACTATCGGGTTCGTTTCCGAAGTCTTGGCCATCACACTGGAGACTTCGCAATCGGGTCATTATCCCGTCTTGAGCAGGATTACCGTTGCATCCTTGCCAACCCAACATTCTCGCAGAGTGACTCAATCCGACCCCGTCCGCATGTGCGGTGTTGTCAAGATAAATCATCGCACTTGTGGAGGTAAAACCAGCCTCCTCGGGTATTATGCTGGTGCAACCGGTATCAAAAAGAATGTTGGCATACCCGATGGTATAGATGTGCTTCCATCTCTCGGCGGCTGTGGCACCCAAGAAGGCATCCTTGTCCCAGAGGAACACATTCGGTGGGGTGAAGTGATATGGGTTGCTTGCGCCATCACAGGGATTTTCTCCAAACGGGTCGTTAATATCAAACCCTGCAATGTTGTTGATTCTTGTTGTCATCTCATCCATCACAAGACGAACATTGCTTGTTCCTGCCGAGTTAGTTCCACCCGGATCCGTGTTGATCCACCACGATTCTCCCTGACCTTGATTAATGTCCACAAGAGAACATTTAATTGAATACTCCAGCGGTTTTTGTTCTTCGTTTGCAATGATGTAATTCCGAACTCCCTTGATGAGTGCCCATAGCGAGCAGGTCGGGACTTCGACTCGTCCCCTATGCATCGCTCCGGCTGCACCACCTTCATTGGGGAGAGTTTTGGAATACAGGGTTGATTGTGGATTGAAGCAGGCAAACGAGAAGTATCCTGATGTCGGTCCTTGATTGTCGGGTAAGTAATGACCGTAACCGTCGTTATGACTTTCCCTGCAACTATAGCAGGATTGTCCGGGGGGAAGAAGTTCGTCGCAACAAGGCTCCGCTTCACATTGCGGGTCTACCGGCGACGGATTTTCGTTGACAACCGCACCGAAAAGGGGTAAGGTCAATACTGCGTCTTCCATGGGGAATGTTCCACCAAATCTGGATTGACCCGCACCCGAACCTCTCGAAATTGACCTTTGCATGTCGCCGATGTGTGTAAGACCGAATACGATGTCATCGAACAGGTATCCGTTCCCATCATAATCGCAACCCGCAAGATTGTATCCCCGAAGATAATGTGCAGCCAAGGGACCACCATATCTGTCCCTGTTCCTGCCTGCGATGAATTGTATTCGATTGAAATCCGAAGGATTCAAGTTCCCATATTCGAGACAAAGGAACTGGCTTCGAATGCTCGTCTCTCCCGTTGGCAAGTTGAAGTAGGGGTTTTCGGTGGGAACTATGCCCCCGTTTCCAAATTGTGTCAACACACCTATCGCCGGATTTCTTGTCCAATTTAGACAAGAAGCAAGACTGGGATTTCCGTCAGAATAAGGGGAAAAATTCCTTGTGCAAAGCAGACCGAACTCCAGTGTCTTTTCTCTTGGGCATAGTGGTGTGATTGGATCTATCGGGGGCTGAATTATGATGGGGGGTGGACCAACCATAGGTGGACCTTCCCACGGAGGAACCTCACCACATATACGCCCAGACTGGGTATAGCATATCGAATAACCTAGACCACCAACATTATATCCATAACAAATTTCAAATGGGTCACTTGCACTACCGCAGTCTCCCGTCAACGGTCCGGGAGGATTTCTCTCGCACACACATGTTGGACCCGGTGGTGGTTCATCCAGCCCTTGGAATCTCGTAGGAATCAATTTCCGCCATGAAAAGGGTCCGTGCATGTCATTATCTCCGGTTCATCAAGTAGATAGGTCGTCTATCAGAATGCTATTCCGCTTCCGGTCAATCCCACGGCAACCGAGAAGCCCATGGTCAATCCGGTGGTGTTCGTCACCGCGTATCGGCTGATGGTGAACACATCGATTCCGCCTGTCACCCCGAACATGGGAACTCTTCGGTCGGCAATAATGCTGGAATGGAATTGTCCGGTGTATCCGGTTCCGATTTGCTGGACATACACCACCACGCTCTGGACGGTATTCGGAACATTGGACCACCCACCGGATCCTACGGTTACGGTCAGAAGTCCAGACGCATTTGTCTTTTTGACTTTTTGAATCGTTCCATCCTCAAGGTCTATCTGAATAGTATTGCTGCCGCTTTCAGTCCAAGCCGTAGCCTGCTCCGAGAACATGGTATACACGCCACCCTTGACCGTGGTGAGGTCTCCGAAGGCGAAAGTTGGACCCGTGACGGTCATGCTTGTATTGGCACCACCGAATGTCAGGGCGGTTCCGTCAAACAGGAAGTTCGGGCTGGCGGTCAGACCGGTCGGATTCGTGAAGACAATCTTGTCGTCGCCCGCGCCCGCGAGCACGGTGCCCGTGGCTCCGTTGATGGTGTTTACGAGACCGGATGTAAGAGAGACCACGCCGGATGTGACAACGAAATCACCCGCCTTGAAGGAGGCAGCACCGCTGCTACTGTTGGTAGCGTTTGGCACGGTGAGAGATACCGATTTTCCAGAAACGGAAACTGAAAGATTTGAGTTTGCCGACAGAAAACCTACAGCACCAGTAACACCCTCTATAGAAGTGACGATACCTGAAGTGAGAGATACCTCGCCCGCAGTAGACACGGTGAAGTCGCCGCTCTTGAACGAGGCGACACCGGTGGTTCCGTCCGTCTTCGCGAGAGGAATCAGGACATTTCCGGTCTTCCCGTTGACCGAGTTGACGATTCCCGCCGTAAGGGATACCTGACCCGAGGTGACGGTGAAATCTCCCGCATTGAACGATGCCACACCAATGGTTGTGTTGCTGGCGGTAATTCCGAGCACGGAAAATACTGGTGCTAGTGTTCCAAGTCCTGTACTCAGGACGGTTTCAATTCCTCTTCCGCCGGTTATGGCCAATGTATCACGGAAAGCAACGGTTTCGACGGCATTTTTAGAATCTCTTAAGGTCCATGTCGTTCTCGAAGTGTCAAGGGACACACGACCGGTAGTAACGGTAAAATCCGTACTGTTGAAAGAGGCAACTCCAGTGAGGTTGACCGTAGCGAGACGATTGTCAATGCGAATCGTCTTTCCGTCCCCCTCCACGAATGCCCGTACCGAACCCGTTGCTTGAATGTTGACAGTGTCCCCTAAAGACACCCTTACGCTGCTGTTGTTGAACGGGAAGTTGAAGGTCAAGCCACCATCAATCGTTCCCGCCCCCACGACGGTTCCGAGATTGATTTCACTCGATGTGACCCCACCCGGATAGACATAGTGGAAATACAGGTCATTACCAATCAACCTGAAACCGGACACACCGACACCATCCGTGCCGACAAGAGTTCCATCCTTGATGTTCCAGACACCGGGTGGGTTCTGGTATTGCCATACCACATCTCCGTAGGTATACTCTGCTCCATTTGTCGGTCCGGTAGGTGGGTTGAACATGTCTCTGGTTCCTTTGGGTGTTCTGCCTTATTTATGTCATTGGGTCAGCCGTAGCGAGCGGGGTGGTCAGAGAGCGGGGTGGCCCCCTGAACCGTCTTGGGGGATTGACCAAAAACGATATCGTTGGTATTCTGAACGAAAGGCACATAGTGGACGAGATAGTCGGGCTGGACGGCGGTCGGCTTGGCACCCCTGTATAAAGCATTGATGTCATCGTCTTTCAGGGCTATGTTCCAGATGCCAACCTCAGCCAAATACCCCTGAAAGGATCTCGTAAGAGAAGCAGCCGTAGCACCGACGACTAAATCCACTATGCCCGTGGTTGATCGTCTTGCCGTTTGCACGGAAGATTTTGTGCCATTTACCGTGCAAAATCTGCTTGTTTCACTAGCAAAAACTCCCGCTGCATGAACCCACTTGTTTACCAGTCCGGTTGCGCTTGCCGTAGCCGTGCTGGGGGTCGGGTTGGCAACAGTAACCGAACCAGCCCTTATTCTGGCATTCAGTTGATTGATGCTTGCAGTCGCAAACAACAAAGAGTTCCAGTGGGTTTTTGCGGAATTCATTACGGAAACCATGTTCATGTTGGTTCCCTCGGCGACCGCGCTATCCAATCCATTCGTGCAAAAACACCAACATGAGATAGATAGGGGTAAAGATGTTCCCGTAACCCCAGAATCAAATATGACCCTGCTGTTGCTCACCGAGCCGTCAAGGTTGTAGGACATTAGGACACTCCCCGTATCTCAACCGCGATGAGTTGGGCATCGCCGACCATCGTGTCCGTGGTCGCCGTGGCACCGCGATAGAGGTAAATTCGGTAGAGGTCTCCGGCTGTCACCCCGTCCAAGTCCGTGCAGGAGATGGTGGTGTTGTTGGGCAGACCGCTGGTCAGTCCGGTGGTTGATATGGTCTCGCTCACGCCGCCATAAGACTCGGAGTCCAAATCGGTGTTCATGTTTTCCCACTTGATACCCCATATCACATTGCCAGTGGTGGCTGAAGCCGACATCCACCTCACACGCGCCTGCATGCTCGCGTACGAGGCGGCTTCGGGAATGATGCCCACGAACACCGCAGCCTCGTTGGTCAGCCCGTCAAAGTCAAGGACACCGATGGAGGCACGGGTATCAAAAGTGGCATAGTTTGTTCCCGGTGGGTGATTGTCTAGTGCCGTGAAGACGGAGTAGGTCTTGGTTCCCGAACTTGACGATGGGGTGGCGAGAGACACATGTCCTGTCGCCGATACCGTGAACTGGGTCGTGTTGAACGATGCCACGCCGGTCAGGCTCGTTGACGCGACCGGCAGGGACACCGAGCCAGTCTGCCCGTTGAGGGAGTAGACCAGTCCCGAGGTCAGCGACACCGCACCGGACGCGACGGTGAAGTGTGAGGAGTTGAATGATGCGATACCTTTTTGTGTGGCGGATGCGTCGTGGGCACGGATCGCCATGTAATCTGCGGTGTCATCTAGGTCGGAATCAATCAATTCCGTGATGATTCCGTTCCCTCCCGTGATTGTCAGGGTTCCTCCCAGATTGAACCCAAGACCTCCATAATCTCCGCTGGCCGCAATCACTCCAAGAGAAAGCGTGGAAACCGAGCCATTTGCAACTACGAATTGACTAGAATTGTAACTGGCGATTCCCATCACGGTATTGGTGGCGGTCACTCCCTGTATGGCAATCGAGTCGTTTGCGTTCTTGAACACATTGATGCCGGGTCCGCCCGTGATCGTCAGGATGTTGCCGTCATCTATGCGGGAGGTGATTCCCTTCTCGTCCTGAACAATGAAGTAAGTTGCACTAGCCCCGATGGCATCTTTAACGCTTATCCACGACAGGTTTCCGTTGCCGTCCGTCGTGATGAAGTCGCCGTCGTTGCCGTCTCCAGTCGGATAGTTCAGACCCGATATCCGTGCCCTACCCAAATCTGCACTCGCACCCGAAATGCCATGAAGGAAGGTTTGCAATCCCGAGAAGGACTGTGCGGCACAGGTGACCGCGATGCAGCCGATATCACCGGTGAGACCGTTGATCGACTTGACGGTGTTCTGGGTGATGTACTGGAACGCACTGGCTCCCTTGACGAGACCCTGATCCCCCGCAGCGACCGCACCCATGACGATGGCAAAATCAACGCTGTTGGTTCCCGTGTCCTTGGTGATGGACAGTTGACCTGTATTTGTCTTTGCGGTAAATATCGCAGCATTGTCCGAGATGAATTTCTCTGCCGTGATTTTCTTGGTTGTTCCCGACTGCAAGATGGGAATGTATTGTGAACGGGAAGATTCTCCCGCCTCGGTCAATCCGTTCACATTCAAGATGAAGGCCATGAGCCGTCCGCTCTCGTCGAATGTGGCACCGATTCCGCCCCACCGAGTGCTTGAACCGTTTGGCCAATCACATGACCCCGGAGCACACTGGAAGCATTGGTCCCCAAATCCAACCGATACCTTGCCGAATTGGTCTATGACAAAGTTGTTGCAATCAAACATCGCAACACCAGTAACCGCGGGAGTTGATCCACCCTGAACCGAAGCGAGAGGCAAGGCATATGCTCCGGTCTTGCCGTTGACGGACCAGACACTATCCCGCTCGCTCCTGAAGCCGATGGGGGTGTTGCTTCCTGTGCCACCCACGACGAGCCGTCTCTCTGCGATGTTGATGAATGGCTCACCTGCGGTCAGGTCAGTTGCGTTCTGACCCACCGTCTCGGAGCGAAGAATTCTGATGCGATTGTTACGGGGCATTACGAAAAACCTTTTGTATCAGTCATGTCACGGCCATGTGCCGCCGTCTACCGTGGTCAGGGAGACTGTTCCTGTCGCACTGACGCTGAAGAAGTTGGCATTGAATGCGGCAACACCTGTAGTGCCTGTAGTGTTGGCAAGGGGTAGGTTTGAGACAACCGTGACCGCTCCGGTCAAGCCGTTGACCGAGGTGACAAGTTGGGATGTGAGAGATACGGCACCGGAAGAAACAACGAAGTCGCCTTGCTTGAAGGAAGCGACACCGAGGGTGGTGTAGTCTGCGGTGATCCCTTGGATGGCTATCTGATCTGTCTGTCCATCCAGAAAAGCATTGATCCCCGGTCCACCGGTGATGCTCAGGGTGTTGCCAAAGGCGATGGCAGTCGTGTTGGCCTTCTCGTCGCGAAGGGTGAATAGAGGTCCGGCTGTAAGAGATACCGCCCCGTTGGTAACAGAAAAGTGTGTGGCATTGAACGATGCTACGCCCAGAGCAGAATAGGTCGCAGTAACTCCCCTGACTGAAATCGTATCTGTTCCCCCTCTTGTCGTGAATACACCCGGCCCGCCCGTGATCGTTAGTGTATTTGTTGCGGATATCTGATCGGTAACCCCCGCACCATCCCTCAACACAAAGAGAGAATTGAGTGAGACGACACCTGAAGAAGTGACCGTGAAGTCCGGAGAAGCAAAGGCAGCGACCCCCGAAAGACCGCTTGTCGCGATTCTGGAATCAAGAATGATGTCGGTTTTGGATCCAGCATCGCTGTATCTCACACCGATTGAGGCTCCGCCCGTGACTTCTAGGGCATCCGCAAAATTTATTGCTGTTAGTTCAAAACCTTGCTGAAGATTGAAAAGCGTGTTGCTGGCTCGGCTGACGGTTCCATCAGTAACGCTGAAGTGTGCGGAATTGAATTTCGCAACACCGAACTCGGTCGTGCTTGCGGTCACTCCCTTGAAGATGAGGGTATCCGTCGTGGAGGACTTCAGGACATCAATCCCAAGCCCGCCCGTGAGCGTGAGCGTGTCCGTGAGGTCAATCTGGTGTGTAAGCCCGTTCTCGTCACGAACGGTCCAGTAGCCGCTGCTGACAGAGGTCACATATGCCTTCACAGCCGCCTGTGTGGGAACCGCCGTGGTCAAACCCTGCCCGACATCTCCGCCCGTGACCTGCGCACCCACCCACAGGAGGGAGCCGTCATCCTTGCCGATGAACAGCGAGTTGATGCCGTCTGAGAACGCCATCTCCCCGAAGGTGGGACCGACCGCCGCATCCGAACTGAACGCCGGAGGAGCCGCTCCCTGCGTGCTTCTATAGACCTTGATCCGATTTTCTCTCGCCATTATTTACCCTCACAGCCCCTTATTTAGAAGGGTGTTCAATAAGTGCCGCCGTTTATGTCGCCAGCGACGATGGCAACCCAACCGGAAGATGGAGTGTATTGATAAAACTTCTGGGTCCGCTTGTCATAAACGATGGAATTGTTCATTTCGGGATTACTCACATCCATGTAGATTTCCCAGTTGGTCCCGTTCCACATCACGATATCATTGTTCGCAAGTCCTTCGGGGCTGGCGAAACTGCTGGTCGCATTCTTGATGATCGCCTTCCTCCCGTAAATCTCAGGAGGGGCGAAATCGTCAATCCCATCATTGATGAGGTCAACGGCATGGTCAACATCCACCGAGTGCATGAGGTGGAAGAATGTATCGGGACTGGATACCCGACTTTTTCTCGAATCCTGAGTGAAACTAGAACTGAATTCCAAAGGCATGTTTCATCTCCTCATTGGATCAGGTCACGGTCGGATAATTGTTTCCCATCGAGTTTGCGAACAACTGGTCTGTTCTCCAGACACGATATCTTTCGACATAACCGGATGCATTCACGACATTGATTGTGGACAGTCCCTTGGCATCCGCAGCCAAGTCAAATCCTTGGAGGGACATGGCACCTTCAGACAAAGACCCGTTCACGAACCACTTGAGCGTCTTGTTGTTGGTGACAACTTCGTGTTGATAGATTCTTTCCGGAAGTGCGAAGTAGAGATACTGGTTCCCGACCCATCCGGATGTCGGTCCGAACACGAATTCATCCATGATGCCACTGCGAGGATTGGTTGATGTGAAATCCCTATTCCAGTAGGGTGAGTATGCATTCGTCCAGTCAAGGTCACCACCAGTCACGCTGGAGCCACCGGTCATACCCCAGAGGTAATCGTTGGTGAATCTTGATGTTATCGTTGATTCTCCCTTTCTTGTCACCCCATCCGCTCCGGCTCCGGTCGCAGTCAATCTGATGGTGATAGACCCAAACAAGGAACTGGTTCCAAAGGGGGCACCGCTCAACGACTGTGAAGTGAAGGTGACACTATTCATTGCCGCCGTTGGGAACGGGACAGGGAAACCTGAGCCTTCGTTTGCGGTGTCCACGAAGATGTATGCCGTGACAGAAGGTGGGCCTTGAATGTAAGCCGCACTCACAGACAAACCATTCAAACTGTAATTCGTCGGGCTGAGACGGTATGTTGTCGGGATTGTTCCCCCGAAACTGGACACAGCAAACTCGAATTCGGACTTATTGAACACATCGTAGTTGCGAACATAGTCGAATGTGATTCCCCCATCATCTAACAAGAAAGCGACTTTTCTCGCCCCTCCCTCTTGACCCGAGATGAATGACGGGCTTGAGTGAGAAGTAATAGTGTAGGCTTCGCCGAGAAGGTCGTCACCTTTGGGTCCGACCGCCGAGAAGTTGACTGCAATCACGCTACCAGACGGGAATGCCGTGGTTGGGGATGATGAGAGGTATGTTCCCACCATGTGCATGTAATCTGCACCGGCGGTGACTTTACCGGTAATCTGGAACAGGACCGTTCCTGTCAGTGTGCTATCGGTATAGAAGCCGTCCAGAGAGACATAACCCTTGACCGCGCTTCCACTGTCATCCCATGTTGCAATGTAATTTTCCACGCCATTTACATTGAAATCTCTCTTGGAAATGAGAAGGTGTGTCGGTGTTCCGGAACCCGGATACAAGAAAACTCTTGCGTTCGCTGGTGATGGATTCAGGGTATCGGATGTTCCCCCAAACTCATATTTCATGCCACTTCTTGCGCCGGTCGCACCGGTAGCACCGGCGGTTCCGCCCGCACCCGTCGATCCGCGGATGTATCCGATGTTGAATATCTCACCTACGGGACCACCCTGCTGATAATATTGAGCCGATAGAATGCCTGTGGCTTCTTCGTAGTAAACGCTCGTAAGACCCCAGCCCGTAACACCCGTAGTTCCAGCCGCACCCGTCGCTCCTGTTGGTCCGGTGTTTCCGCGGACATTACCGGCATTCTGGAGATTGCCGAAGGTAGCACCATCCGGACCCATGTACCAGTAGTAAAGGTCATTACCGACAACGGAGAATCCCGTGACTCCGTTGCCTGTGGTTCCTGTCGTTCCGGCGACACCCGTCGCTCCTGTTGGTCCGGTGTTTCCTCGGACATTACCTGCATTCTGTAGCGTACCGAATGTCGCTCCGGTCGGACCCATGTACCAGTAGTAGAGGTCATTACCGCTGACCGTGAAGCCAGTGACTCCGTTACCTGTCGTGCCTGCCGTTCCGGCTGCACCAGTGTTTCCCGTATTGCCCGTATCTCCTCGAACATAGCCAATCTCGAACGGATCGGATGCACTACCATCGGCATACCAATAAGAAGCCGAAAGGATGCCTGTGGATTGATCGACGGAGAATCCGGTCAGGCTCGCTCCGGTCGTTCCCGTAGTTCCTGCGGTGCCTGTTGCACCGGTTACGCCATTTGTGCCGGAATCTCCCTTGTCTCCCTTTGGTCCCTGTCCGACACCGGCGACTCCATACTGGAACCACTGGTTATTGAACCGAACATAGTTACGGAACGGGTCCGCCGAAGGACCAGTTGCCACCAATAGACGATCGCCGGTATAGCCGCTTCCGGACATGCCTGCGGGGAAGAATGTGTTTGTCGGACCGGTGATTCCGAAGAAGTTTCTGGCGGTTCCTTGCGTCGTGCCATCACCAAACTGAACAACATGCCCACTTCCGAGAACGAGTGCGTTTGCTGCACTGTTGAAGACCAGCCCCGAATCACCGGAGAGTGATCCATCTGCACCCTTGTATTGAATCGCACCCGCAGGTCCGGCGGCACTCAGCGACACGGTGCCTGTAGCGGATACCACAAAGTTGTTGCCATTGAATGAGGCAAAACCCGTCCTGCCGCTGGTATCAGCCAACGGAAGGGATACATTCGGACCAAATATGCCATTAACGCTGCGTACGATTCCAGCAGTAAGAGAGACATGACCCGTTGAACCCAAATCAAAATCGGTCGAATTGAACGAAGCGACACCCGTCAGGCTATAGGATGCAATGATGTTAGCACCAGCACCGGCGGCACCGGATCCGACCACTTTCCACTCTGTTGCCGTCTTGTCATAGTAGTAGAACTTGCCGTCATGCTTGTTGTAGACAAGAGAGGTGCTGACTTTCGTGTTGCTGACATCAAGATGGCACTGGAAGGCAGCGGGGTCATTTTTCTGGATGACATCGTTGATTCTGACATCGCTGGCGAGGGGAATTACCGCACCGAGTCCAGATGTATCATGTGCTATGGCAAGAACATATCTGGTTTTTGCGCTTGTATTGACATTACCACTCCATTTAAATCCAGCGCTTGCCAAACCTCCGCTGACCGAATCGATGATACCATCAACGGTATAATCGATATCCGTGGTCTGGTTCAACCAGAACCAAGCGTCGTTGGTGACTCTCTGTAACCTGTTGTCTGGCTCTAGATTTGACGGAAAGTAGTTTGCCATCTTGGTTCCTTATGCTGGTTCTTCGTAGACCCTGACCTTTGCGTTCCTGCCTATGTACAGGTGGTCTGACCTGTAGACATAGAAATCCTCAGCATAACCAAGAGAGTTGGAGTGGTTGAAAGAAGAAAGTCCCCCCGCATCCGCCGTCCAATCGTGCCCCTGCAACACCATCCCACCATAACTAGCGTTATTTATGCTCTGCCTCGTCTGACCCATAGACTTTGGATATGCGTAGTAGGCATACTGGGTGATCAGCGTAGAAAGCGTGAAATCTATGTTAGGACCGGTCACTACCGCACTATTGGTGAGTGTGGTCGAGAGATCGCCCGCCGTCAGGCTGGATCCGGTCGTCGCCCCCCACCTGAACTCGTTGCCCATGAACACCGTGTAGTCATACTTGTCGCCCGAGCCGTCGGCTCCAGTCACGACCAGACGCAGGGTTATCGCCTCGCCTATGTTTCCGGTCAGAGTCTGGGTAGTGAAGTTGATTCCGGTCATTCCCGAATTCCCAAAGTAAACAGGAAAGCCTGTTCCCTTGGTCGGGTTGGTGAGGTAAACGGCACCCGTTGCCGGAACAAGACCACCTTCGTATGTCACCGAAATGTTTTTGTCGCTCCCTATGACCGTGTATCCCGAACCCTTCAGGAATACCCTCGGCAAGTTCGTTGAGAACGAATCAATGATGAGCAATTGGGGTCCGGTCGGTCCGGTTGCCCCAAAACCGCCGCCCGCCGCTCCACCGCCCGCAATGTCCACCCATTGGTATGTGTCGCCGTCATAGATGTATGTAAACTCGGTGCCGGAGGATGTGTCAAGCCACTTGTGTCCAACCTGTACATTCGTGTCGGGTGCTGTGGTTCCCGCGGTGAATCGCACGACACCTACCACCACACCCGTCAATCCGTTCACGGACTCAACATAGTCACCGACGATCCCTCCGCCGGAGTTGAACTCGGTCCAGTGTTCGTTGCCCGTGCCACCGATGAGGGAGTAGTACCGTCCATTGGCCCCATCGTTCACGACATAGACCAACATCCCCTTCTCACGGCGGGCTTGCGTAATGGCATCGCGTTGGGTCGTGTTGGCTACGGTCCGGAGGCTTCCCTTTCCGTAGATCGGATCGGTAACAGCATAGGTCGCCGTCTCCAGCGTAGGAGCGATCGGTGCGGTGACTGGTACTGTTCCGGTGATGGGCATGGTCTAATCGGTCTCAATCCTTTTGATAGATTATTTCCATCTGGAGGTTGCTGGGGAGTTGGTTTGTGCTTCTGTATATCTTGTAGTCGGCGGTGAATCCCCTAGCGTTGGCGACCGAGTGTGTCGTTATGCCTCCACCCGGTGGTTCTCTCAGGGACACATTGATTCCATCCAACTTGATGGAATTCAACTTGTAGTAGTCGTGGAGGAACAGGTACACATAAGCATCGCTTCCGCCTGTGGTGATGCTTAGGGTAACAGCATCAACTGCGGTCGTGTTGACCGAGAGTCCGTTGGTGATGCCATCAACCAGAGCAAAGGGATTCTTCAGGTCGGTGTCGGTGGACTTGCCCCAATACATCTTGGACCACCACCTTGTCGTGGATGATCTGCTGACGAGAGGAGTTCCACTTTTCTGCTGTCCTGTCACGGACACCGTGAAGGTGTTGTTGTCAATGAGCGTTCCCCTGAGCGTGGGATAGGATACTGTCTGGCTGCTCTGGAACGGATTGTCGTCCGTGTCGTAAAGTTCAAAGTTCGTCGCGAGCGAACCCGTGCCCAGAAGCGATCCCGAGTACGACAGCCTACCGCTGTTTGAGACCCAGTTGCCGGTCGGACCGGAAGTTTGCCAAGATATCGTGCTTGAGGGAGTTGCCGTCTGTCCCAGTTCATATGTGGAGGACAGACTGGTTGTCAGAGATGTGAAACTCACACTCTGGTATGGATAGAGGATTCGCTCAAGGATGGCGATGGCCGTAGTGCCGACATCAAATGTGGTTCCGACAGGGATGCCGTCAATGTCGGTCGCCAAGGTCGGATTCGGATTGCTCCATGTGGTCTCAACCCCGCCCGCGATGGAACCTGCACTCTGTAGTTCCCCGAAGGTCGCTCCGGTCGGACCCATGTACCAGTAGTACAAGATGTTGCCGATGACCGTGAAGCCGGTGACACCGTTTCCGGTCGGTCCCTGCGAACCCGCCCCTCCTCCACCGATCGGAATCGGCTCCCCGTCCACCCCGCCGACATAGAGGATCTGATCGGCGACATTGACAGCCGGTTCGCCATAGGTCAGCCCCGTGGGAACGATGCCAGCAGTCGCACCTCTCTTGAAACGAATGAGTGCCAACGGACGATCCTCTGTGCTTAGTGTTCAGTCATGGTCGG